TCTAATCAGAGCTGATGCTATGAATGGTTCAGCCACAATGTTCTTTACAAAGTCTCCAAATTTAGCAGTTGCTGTCAAAGGCAATGTGGTGTTGGAAACATCAGCCAAGGCATATCCTGGCGCATGAATAATTGTAGCATTAGCAAGCATGGATGTGGCATAAACTGTTCTGTCTTTATCTGCAGTTACTACAGGCATTACAAGCTCTGATGTGGCTACATTCATAAATTGAACACGATTTACTAAGCCTTCATCCACAATTCTATCTGATAGCCATCTAAATCCACGAGTAAGCATGGAAACAGTTGCTACCTGAAGTCTTGGGAATAGCCATCCATACTCAAATGTGAACCATTGTCCAAATGTTGTAACCTTACCAGTTCCTGGGTCTCCAGATTTCTTTGTCTTGTTTACAAGCGCAGTTCTACCTGGGCTACTTGGAGATAGATCTCCAGATCCAGTTGTATCAGACAATAAGCTCTTGCTTGCCAAAATATTGATACCATTTGAATCCCAATATTTAAGTTGATTTATTCTTGCTATTTCGGCAGAATTTCCAGCTGCAATTGCTGCTTCAAGTAAACGATCAAGGTTGCCAGAGGCAGCTAATAATTCATTCTTTTTAGCTAAAGTAATTTCACCTTGGTTATAAGCTAAATTAATCCACTTATCTTGATTTAAATCTACTCCAGTTATATCTCTAGCTGAATAAATAGCACGGCGGCCTTGTGAAACAGTTCCAGATATTTGAGATACGCTTCCCTGTAATCTTTCAGTAAAGTTTACAAATATTTTACCGCCAGTTGCTTTGCCATTTAATATTGTTCCTGGTTCTACTGCTATACATGTTGCATAATTTCTATATGGGTTATCTGTAGTAGATGAACCAGTCTTAATTGTATTTGAGAAGGCTGTAATTATCTTACCAGCCTTAACATTAGCAAATGGAGTAGCCTCATATTCTGTACGCTGTAAGGTAGCGCTGGCATTTACAAATTCATCGCCAGCCTGTAATCCATTTGGTCTATGCAAGACAGACGCATATGGTCTATTTGGGCCACCAAAGTCTAATTGATCATCGCTCTCAAAATACATCCAGTCTTTCCAAATATAAGATTCTTCATTTGTAAGACCATCTAAAGTATTTACTACTCTAAATCTGTTATTTCTATGTGTGTCAGTATATTCGCCAGTTGTTTTAATTGCATCTGCTGGTAATTGTGAAGTCACATATGTGCTTGTAGGTGCAAACTCACCTTCAGATATGTCTGAGATGACCTCCACACGATCTACAATGCCCAAATCCAGGGCTAACTTAGAATTGGTGACATAAAGTGACAGACCCTGATCTACAGCGGCTCTAAGGGACGCTAGGAAGTTTTCATATAGGTCTGCTTCTTTTACATTGAAATATGTATCAGAAAATTCCTGACGGACATATTCATCTAATTCTTCTGTTTGTTCTGGGAAATTACGGAAGAATATTGCATCAAATAAACTTAAATCAATATCATTAACTAAATCTAAATAACGTGGAGCACCAGTAATTTGATCTCTATATCCGTAGCCGCCCCAAACTTCAGGCTTAATCATTGGACTTACTCGTGTTCCAATAACATCTACTGGGAATAGATCCCAGCCCTGATATTCAATTCTATCTACATTGGTCAAGAAATTCTCAAATGTTGGTTCATCAAATGCTCCAAATTGTCCATTATCTGTGGATGTTAGAGATTTGCTTGTACCTAATTGTCTTTCTACAGGCCAGAAGTACAGCATCAAAGCACGAGCACGATTGCCAGCAGCTCTATGATTTTGTGGTGTAGCCACAGAAGCTGTCATTGGTTCAGCCTTGATTGGCTCCCACTTACCGTATGCTGTATAGTTTAAATTAATATCTCTTTGCTCAAGGAATCTTCCTGGGAAGAAATTCCAAGCAGAGATTATAAAGTCAGAATATAGCAATGGATCATTGCTGTTAAATCCTAGAATATATGGACGAATCTCATTTGTTCCATTAGAACCAGAGAATGTTGCATATCCGCTTCCACCCAATTCATTTAGAACACCAATTTGGCGGTCTAGGTTGCCATCTACCCAAATCTGAGTACGGCCATCTGTCCATCCATATTGAATTACAACATGGTGCCAATTTCCATCAGCAATATTGTTACGTCCCTGGAAATATCCAAATGCATTTGTCGCAGTTAAATTCTTAGGATGTGGCGCAGTTGATGGGATATTTCTTCTCAAATCTGCAAGGCTTGTGCCAAGTGGGCTAGAGTCATCTGTAGCTAAATAAATCTTGCCATCAGATAATCCAATTACGCCAATGCGGCTTCCATAGTTTTGGAAGCTTTCCCATTGTCCGTATGACAATACCTGATCAGCCTTTGTTGTCTTAATGCTAAATTCAAGATTGTAATATCTTTCAGAGAAATTCTTGCTAGTTCCTGGCAATACAAATTCTATATTATTTACACGAACAGCTTTTCTTTCTTGATTATCTTGTCCAGCAATTGCTAATAATGGAGCTGGATTATTGCTTTGTCTTGGAGCAATAGCAGCGGTTGTACCCTTTGTCGTATCTACAGCGCCAGTGCTAGAAATTGGATTAAAGAAATAAGCTGGCAATTCGCTAGTAATTGTATTTGGGCTAGATGTTGGGCTTCTATCTGCCAAATGATCATCAAAGAATGCTAGGAAGCCACCCTTAATAATTTCTGTAGATTCTGAGCCAGCGGCAACAGATGCTTGCTTAGGCTCTGTCTTTCTGTCTGCGTGTGCCTCATATAATCTCACGAACCATGGGTCATCAGTTAATTGTATATAAGCAGGTGGTAGTGGGAATAAAGATTGCGCTCTCATTGGGTCTGCAAATATTCTTGCACCCTTGATTGTCACAATTCCTGGCATTACAAATAATGCTGAACCTACTGCCGTGGATACTGCTATGCTTCCACCAGCAATTGCTACTGGATGAACCATAAGCGCAGATGCATTCATATGATCAGCAGAATGAATATCACCTATCTGGAATTGTGGTTCATGGAATACTGCAGATGCAGTAAATGCTTCATGTCCATAGTTAGCATCAATTACTACGTTACCGCCAAAGTTTGGTAGTACGAATAATGCAGATGCTGTAGCTGGATCAATTGTTGGTACCTGATCTGTGCTATTTGTTGGCATTTCAAATAGAGATGATGCTGTTGCCTCATCTACAGTTTGAGTAGTTCCAGTACCTGCAATATTAGTTGGCATTGGTAATGAGGCGGAAGCTGTGGTATCCATCTCAAGTCTGAGTTTTTGCCACGCTTCAAATACTTCCTGTGCAGTAAATGCAGTATTTGTTACGAATACTTCATCAATTAATTTATCTACAGATCCTGTTGTATTAACAATTCCAGCAGTACCATTAATAATAAATTCACCAGAATCACTCATTTGTGTAGAGTTAGATGCAGATAAATGTTGTTTGCCATCTACATATAATTTAACCGTACTGGCTTCTTTTACAATTACAGCTAAGTGCCAATTACCATCGGCATAGTTTGTGGTACCTGTATAGCTTGTAACTGTTCCATTGTTATTACCAGCAACAATTCTTAAATATCCAGATGTTGCTAATTGTAGCAATGAGAATCCATTGCCATCACCTAGACCAGTCGTATTGCGTCCACCAAAGCCAACCATGCCTTGCTGGTTCGTAGCATTATTGCTCTTAAATAAAATACCTATTGTACAAAGATCATCTGTAGAAAATGTTCCTGTATCAAGATTATAATTACCTCTGGTTGCCTGTGTTCTATCTGTAAACTTAAATGCTCTGGTATTTAATCCAACTTCACCCTGAGTAAATCCTTGTGGGCTTAAATATGGGACTAATGCAATTGATGCGCTTCCAAAGTTTACTGGAGAGCCACTTCCTTCATCTAAACGGAAATCTAAAATTGGATTTTTTGATTGAATGTAATCATTAAATGCGCTGTTAAATTTAACAGCTGCTTCGGGCATATATGCGGTGGCTGAAACAGTTGTTGGTGTTCCATAGTCCCATATATTTGCAATTTCAGTTGTGCCAATAGCCGCTGCAGTTGTTACAAAGAATTGAGATAAATGAATCTTGTCAGTTGTACCTGTTTCAAATTGGAAAAAGTCTAATGTTAAATTATTACTAAATGAAGTAGTTCCAATTGATACATTATCTATCCATAATTGCATTGTATTTGAAGATAATTTACCTACAACAAAATGCCATTCTCCATCTGTAATATCAGTTGTTGATGCTACACTATGTGGAGTTGAATTATGATTAATAATAAATGAAATTCCGCCATCAGCGTTCCATCTAAAGTTTACTTCCTGTCCTCCGCCAGTTTTATAACAGGTGAATATTGATGCATCTTCTTTAACTAATTTCTTTGTCCAAAATCCTATTGTGAAGTCTTCATCATTTAATAATGCAGCTATTCCAGTTGCAGCAGGTGCAACCTGAGAAAGAACATTTACAGTATTTGCATCATCTGTTAATATTACTTCTCCAAAGCCTTGAATACCGCCAGTAGGGTTATTTGTAATAAGTGGACCCCATGAAGAAGCTCTAGTTGGCTCTGTTCCATAATCAGTTAATACTTTAGCCTTATCAAATTTGAACCAAGTCTGAAGAGTCAATCCAGACATATATGTATTTAATAATGTTGGGAATTCTACTGTAGATGCCGCATGGCCCTCTCCAGTTGCAGATGCAGTCATTGGAGCTGCTGATAATACTGTCTCTACTGAGAATGCAGGCATTACAAATAATGAGCTGGCAGTACCAGGAATATCTGCAAAGTCTACAGAGGCACCAGCATTAAAATTATCTAATACATTTTGTGCAGTTAATTCATATCCATAGATTGCAAATTCATCTAGCCACCCACGATATTTGGTACTGTTAATATTTCCAGTAGTGTTAGATCTTGAAGCACCAATTAATCTATATGTATTTGGTGAAGCAGAAAGACTATCTATATTTAAAGATCCAGTTGCCAATGTTTTTGTGGCTTCAAGGTTTCCATCTATGTACCACTTTAAAGAAGTTGTATTTACTGTAATTACACAATGGTGCCATTTTGTATCAAAATAAGTATTTGTAGAATATATATCTCTATCTCCAGATGCTTCTCCAATAGATACTGGATTTAAATAAAGTTTTCCGCTATTAGTGGCATCAGAAGTTCCTACAGAAGACATGCGAATCATATCAATTGAGAATGAACCAAATTGGAAAATTGGTCTAGTACTTGAATCTTGTGTAGCTAATTTAAACCAAAATTCAATTGTAAATGATTTATCATCAAATAAAGAAAATGCTGGCCAAGCATTTAGATTTATATAAGAATCAGTTCCATCAAAATACGTAGCACGGCCATCTACATCTGTTTGTTCATTTAATAATAATGAGTTAAATGTAGCAGTTGTTGATAACCCGCCTGAGTTTGTAGGAGTTCCTGCTGTTTCGTTAAAACGATACCAAACTCTTGGGCTTAAGCTATTTACTTGATCATAATATGAGGCCATAAAAATAGGCGTAGCTTGGCTACGCCTTAACTCCTATCAAAGACTTAGTTGGTGTCACAGATGAAATACTATTTCCGCCTACAGAAATTACTGGAGTAAGAGAGAAGCGAGATATAACTGGAGCTACGACGACGACACCAGAAAGGGCTACGACAGTTATATTTGACTCCACCGCTACAGCGGCTGCTGTTAGTGGTCCCGCTTCTACTCTTACGTCCATTGCGTGTTACCTTACGCTACGGTGATTCGAACGATACCTGTCGAATCCCATGTGATTGTAAAGTTACCATTGGTTGATGACTGGTCTGAACCGAAGTCAACATATCCAATAAGAGCCTTGGCTGCTGCAGAAGCACCTGAATCATCATAAACTACTGCATAACGAGCAGTAATTGTTGAAGATGACCAAGTAACGTCAGCTGCATCAAGTACGATTACGTTGTTTGTACCATCATAGGTGGAAGTCTTGGAAGCCAAGGTGATTCCGCCAGTGGTATATCCTGTACCAGTTACTTCAAATGAAGACACGTCATCGAAATAATCGTGTGTGTCCTGGTTAGGTGTGTAGGAAGAGCTGAGAAGAGCTACCTTAATGGTATCTGAATCCCAGTCAATTTCCTTATTGAGGGCTTGCTTTAAGAAGTTACCGTATAGTTTGCTTGGCATTATTCAGTTCCTCCTTATGCAGCTGGAGTCTTCTCAACGATTGCGAAAGCGTCAGCATCTGCTACAGCAAAGCCACGACGAATACGCATCTTCAAGAGGACGCCATCCTTGGTAAATTCAGCATCACGAGATACTACGGACTCTAGACCACCACGGATACCATTGATGAGCATCTGACGGTTACCGACGATGAGCAATGGATTTCCTGTTGGGTTTGCCGAAGCAGCAGCTGATGTGGCTGCACCGTAAGATACAACTAGTGGGTATCCGAAGAGTGATCCTGGAGTACCTGCAACTGGGTTTGGAAGAACTAATTCATTATTAGCATCCTTCATTCCACGGATGTGTGCTAGCATCTTTGGGTGTGCCATAAATACTGTATTTGCAGCATCAAACTTGCTTGAATCTTCAGCAATGCCAAGAGCATTGTTGATATCATCAAATGTTAGATCGCCTGCGGTCTGGATACGGTTTGTGTTCCAGTTAATTGCAGCATATAGAGATGTATATGGAGCAGCATCTGCGCCATCAGATACGACGTTTACACCTAAGCAGGCGTTGTCATATTTACGAGCCCAGCGGCTTGCCCATTCTCTACGATATGCTGTGAGCACGTCTACGAGGTTATCATTTAGATCTTCCTCAGAAACATGCATAATTTTTGCGTACTTCTTTGCTGTCAAGACAACTTCATCAAGAGTTGCTGTTGCTTCTGGAATTGCTACACCTTCAGCTACAACTTCTGGAGCGTCTGCAACAAAACGAGGTACAGTCTTTGTACGAGAAGCCATGGTCTCACGACGAGCAAATGCTTCAACAGCAGAATTAGCCAAGAGATCTTGGATAACTGCTGAGCCTTGCTCTTCTAGAATATAACCATTGGCTTCAGTAAAATCTGTTCTTGCCATGTTTATTTCTCCTTAGAAATGTTAATTTAAACTTTTGAAAATAGATTATCGTCCAATACATCTATGGTCGCAAGTCCAAACGTCCATCTGGAGACTTGCATAGACCAATTATACATTATTTAACGTTATAAATCTATCTTCCAAGCGCTATTCTAGCTAGTTTTTCGCTTGTTGATATTGGTTTATCTACAGATTTGGCTTCCGCCGAATCTGCTTTGCCTGCTACTAGCAACTTTGGATCAAATAATTCTGGAAAATCTGATTTCAACTCTTTAATTTGATCATCAAGACCTAATACATTAAATTCATCATCAAATGTAAGTCCTTCAAATTTAACAAACTTAAGAATTCTTTCAGTATTAGCAATATTGTGTTTACTTAATTCCTGAATTACTCTTTCTTTGAGTAACTTACCGCTAAATTTAGCATTCTGTTCCTCATATTGTGCCATCTTGGCTTCTAGGGCTTCTTTTTCTTCCCTAAATTGTTTTGCATCCTTCTTGGCACGGTCCAAAGCTGCTAGTACAGCTTCTGGATCTTTAATCTCTTGGGACGTACCATCCACTTGAGTTTCTTCCATTTTTTATCCTTAATTTCTTTCTGCTGCAGATTGTTCTGTAGCAAGATTATTGGCATTTACGCCTGTAGATTGTAATGATATATTTTCTGTCTGGCCTGTTGGGACCACAGATGCCTCAGCAACTTGTGCTGCGATTTCTGCGTCATATCCAAGCTCCAAAAGAATCTGCTCTAATGGCATTCCGACTGACTTTTTGCGAACAGCGATATCCCATTGGTCAACAGTATCAATTGTTTCTGGATTTTCCCAGTCAATTTCAATATCTGCAGATATTCCTTCAACACGAAGCATAAATTTGAACAAATCTCTCCATGTAGAACCAAAAGCTAATTGACGATTAAGGACTTTCTTTGTCAATGGAGCTTCTGCTACACGTAATGCTTCTCCAGATGGGATATATGCACCCTTCATAAAGAAATGAAGAGGTGTACTTGTTATTGCTGCCATTGCATTGACAAAGTCTAGAACTGGCTTTGTAAATGTTTCTGGATCTGCAGCTGGGAACTGCCCAACTGCTTGCACACCTTGTAAATACCATAATTGTCCAGGCCCATTTTGCAATGAACCTAGATTTTCTCTAGCAGTATCATCTTGAGAAAAATCCTCAAGCTCTGCTGTCTGTCCACCAGTTGTCAAAGCATATCTTTGTGGTGCGCCCTGGTAATCTACTGTGTACATGTGTGTGTTAATTAATTTATTAATTGCATCTTGTGGGCCATATGCATCATAGTGCTCTGGCTTTCCATAAGGCTTATGTGTGCGGAAATGAAAAACAGGAATCTCATTCCAAGGATTTGGAACAACTTCTGTTAAATTCATAAGAGGAAGATTAATTATATACTCTAAATCTCCTCTACCTTCATATTTTTCAATACGATCTGGATAATACAGATTTATTTTAATAATTTTCTCATCTTCAGCATCAATTTGCCACATTTTAATTGCAAATGATTTAATTCTAGGATTTTCTTGGTCATATACTAAGCTTGTTGTTAATGGTGAATTATAATCAATACCAACAACTCCATTTGCATCTGGCCAAACAATTGCATAGCAATCTCCATACATTAAAGCATTGCGATGAATTTCATTTATATCGATTCTGATATCAGTTTGATTCCAAATACGATCAATATATGAGTTAGCTGCCTCAGTTGTTCCCTGAACCTGATTAACATCAAGTCTATTTAATACAGAATCAACAACAGTTTTTGTAAAATTAAATCTGAAATCTGAACCTTCAAATCTAAATACTCTCATCCAACGTTGAGATTGAAAGACCTCTGGCTGAGAACCCTCATAATAAGCTGCAGCTCTTTTATATTCATCTATTTGAGAAACAATATGATCAAAACCCTTCTTTAAGTCTGACATTTTATCTCCTCAAGTAATTTAATTGTCTGGCTAATACTTTTGGAGTTTTATTATCCAAGAAATATAAGATTCCAGACGTTACCGCATCTAGAACGTCATCGTGAGATATCTTTGGGAATGCCCACATCTGCTCTTCTAGCGCAGGGAAATGTGCGGTATGTCTAATTTTTCCCTGTTGATAAAAGTTCAAAGCTTTTCCTGCACGGATTTGCTTTGAAACACTTTGCCTTATTGATCTATATTTAACAGGTATGCCTTTAAAAACATCCTGCCAAAGATCTCCACCTTGGTTAGTTTCAACATATATAACTCCAGGCTCATAGAAATCAACTAGGCTTGCGATTCTGTCAGCTAATTCTGATGGAGAAACCTTCAGCTGAATGGCTTCTCTAACATAAATGTTGTCATCTTCGCCTCTGGACAATACGGCTATGCCCGTATAGTCAGAAATTTTGTTCTTTGTTACTGCTGGATCAATAGAAATAATTGTATTTCCATATTCTTCAAGCTCACCAATAATTATATCTTGTTCTGTCCAGAAATTCCCGTCAGCATTTACAGGACGATTCATGTAGTTCTTGGCAAAGTCACGTAAGTGACGCTGGCTTAACAACCAGTCTAGAGGCCACTTCTGAGGCCATACAGAGCGTTCTGAGCCATCATCAGCGGTCATGATGGCTGGGAAGTAGTGAACCCGTACATTCTGGTCTGTAATCCACTGTAGATCCTTATCTGTGTGCCCTTCAGAGTGTTTTCTAAATTGATCCATCATAGAATTAGGCATAGTGGTAGTTCCCACAATAATCATACGAGCATATATATTCATAGGGGCAATATCATCAAATACTGTATTTCTCTGTTGTCCAGCTTGATATTCAGAATAATTCTTCTCGCCTTTTTCTATATCATCAAGGATAATCAGGTCTGGTCTTTGGCCAAATACTTTTTTACCCAGAGAGTTGGTATCAATGCCATTAGCATCAAAGATAAAATCATTTGTCTGAACAATTCTCCAGCTATTATTCGCAAGGGAACGCCCAGTGCTACCGACAATTTTAGGTGTACATAGTGCTGGGTAATCTGCTTTGAGATATTCATTTGTGTCCAATTCATTCTTAAATGTCATCAGATGTGTTTCTGCCTGACTAGCAGCATCTGAAAATGCAGCTACGAATTTAATATGACCATGGGCGGCGGCCCATAGTGGTAGTATCAAGAAGATCCAAGTAGACTTCCCACATTCACGAGGAGCAATAAATGCATCTCTATGTTGCTTAGGTCTAGTGGGTCTATTGATCCATGTCTTTCCATATTCCGCCAAAGCCCAGTGAAATTCAGATAAAGTGAGCTCGTCGTTTGAATTTTTCAAATGATGTGGCAAATATATAAGAGCAAAGAGCATTGGATCAAATTTAGTTAATTCCCGCCTGCCTTCTGAAATTGTCAGCAATTCAGGATTAATATCTGCCAAATATTCTTCTAGTTCCAATTTACTCCTGTTGTTATATGTATCAATTTTACTGTAGAAATTTACTTACAGTAACAAAAAAATATTTTTTTATTTTTTTTTATGAACGGGTAGTATCTCGCTCAAAGTTTTCTTCTTGAACCTTATCTTTAATTAAATTGTTTCTTGCTTTTGCTTCATTTAATATGTCGACAATTGCAAGATCTGTTCCATCTTTAGATCTATTCTCATTTATATTTGTAGACTTACCTTCAATTAGATTAATTGTCTGTATGGCTTTATGTATGGCATTAGATAGCTTATTGATATCTTCTGACAAGAGATCATCTTCATATAATTTCTCCACCGCCCTATCTATAATTGCCTGGGCGGCAATAATCTTATCTTTATCTTTATAAAAGATATCTAATTGTTTAGCCATTACTGCTAATGTATTTGCGGTGGGAAGATCTAAAGATCTTTGTAAATAGAACTTCTTTGCAGTATGATAAGATTTAGGATATCCCAAATATCTCATAGCTGGACCAATTCCCATTTCATTTGCACATTCAATAAATTCTGATATTTGTTCTTCCGTAAATGTTGGATATCCCATCATATTCTCCCTTGACATATTGTCATATATATGCATGTTGTCATAATATTTGACATTACGCATACGTTTCTGATATTTTTTATAGATATATCAATCATTTCTTCTTATTCTTCTTATTCAAAGCTTTTACTGCTTTATATCCTGCTGCTGGAATTTCTCTTCTTATTCCATGTCTATTCTTATCTATAATAGTCTTTATCTTTTGAGCTTCTCCGCCCTGTTTATTCTGCATTTATTAGTTCCAAGAAGTCTTTTAGATTACCTTGTGGTGTAAATCCAAAGGTAAATTGTTTAGTGTCTATATCGTTATATATTTCTAGGGTCATAGATAATGTACCATCTGGGTGATAATGTACATCTTTAGCATAGGGATAAAGCCTATTGGTTCCGCCCTGTGGATCAAACATATCTCTCATGTCCATTAAATACTGCAACCTCTCACTATATGCTAATTATACTATTATAAAAGAAAAGATGCCCTGGATGAGTCGGTTTGTAGGGGCTCCAGGGCATCTCATAAGGTGAAAAACGTCGAGCAACGAGACTCAACTTGTATATTCTATCATCTTTTCCAGTTTGGGTCAAGAGTTAGATATTCTGGCTTTATTGGAAAGTCCCAAGCTTTATCGTTCTTAATTTGTCTGGCTGCAAATTCATCAAGATATTTATCTATGGCTTGAATTAGTTCTTCATCTGTCATATTTAATACTTGGTCCATTGTATAGTCTTTCCAGAAGGATTTGATTAAGATAGGTTCTTTATAGGTTATCCCTCTCTCTTCCACCACCCTCATATTGTATTCCTTGCGTACCCTTGGCTTTGAGCCTGGGCGAGGATATTTGAGGAGATGATCAGGTAATCTCTTTCTACCTGCCATTGCGCTTCATCGATTCATAACATCTTTTTCTCCAGCAAGGCTTGCAGTAGCTATTGTGTTTATCAGGACTGTTTTGCCTAATGCCAAATTGGCTTATAGGCTTCTCTGAGCGACATTGAAGACATGTCTTAGAGTCTGGCACATATTTTGCGTTTGCGGCCTTCCTGGAAGCGTTATAGCCTTTGTAATAGGCACTCTGGCAGGTCTTACATCTGAAAGTATAGCCATCTGATGTTTTTGCTGATTTATGAAAGTTTTCATATGGCTTATCTATTTTACAAACTGTGCAATTTTTCATTATCTGTATCTCCATTCATTATATTCCGTCGTCTTATCAATATGACAAGGATGGCAAAGTGTCTTTAAATTGCTTGGGTCATTATTGGATCTATTTCCATCTATGTGATCTATCTGGAGTTTCTTTTTGCTCCCGCACTTTTCGCAGAATTTCTTTCTATGCTTTTTTGCATAGTATTGGCAATTAGAACAACCTGATTTCCAGACTTTAAATCCATTCTTAGTGTGTCCTTGATAGGTTGCTGGCTTGCCACAACCACAAATAGGTCTTTCTATTTCTTCAGTTCTTCTCTTGAACATCTTCTACCCATCCAATTGTATTTCCTGGCTCCAGCCAGCTGCGGAGCGTGGCTTGGCTATCTTGCATAACTTTAATCATTTCATCTAGTGTCTCTACGGCATTTTCCAATGTGTCAATTGCTTGATCCAGGGGCGCCTTGGCTTTAATTTCTTTTTTCATCGCCATTCTCCATTCCATGGTGCGGCGGCGGCCATCTCTTTTGTATCTTTTACAAATGAATCTTCTTTGGCTTCTTTTGTTTTAGAAACTACATATGAATTTTCGTTAGAAAATTCATTAGTTTGTATTTCTTTTGTATTTATATTTGTATTTAGGTGGTAATCTCGTGCCTCCCCTGCGGCAGCTGGTGCCGTGGGTGTGTAATGATTTGCCGCATTCCATTGTGCTGCTTGTTTTAAATAACCAGCGGCAACTAGTTCCGCCTTGGCAGTTCTTACACTTCTTTCAGATAAGCCAGTTCCACTTGCAATAAGTTTATTTGTAGGAAATGACGGGTTGTAAGAAGCTATAATTAATGCTACTATTCTAGCCTTCGTTGATAGATCAGAATTTCTGATTGCTCTTAAATACTCAAAGTAATCCATATACATCCTTTCTGGTGATGTATACCAATCATACTACATGTTGTTTCCTATGTCAACTATTTGTTTATTAGATGATCGTATAGGTGATTAACTCTATCTTCTAATCTATTTAATTGGTCTTTTAAGGAACTCCCGCCATTTGGCTTTAATTCTTTTTTGATTCTTGTCTCAAGATATGAGATGACACCAATTACAGATAAGACTGCGCCTAATATTTCCATTATGGTCTGTATCCTAAATTATTTACTTGTTGTCTACTTTCATTTATTCTATTTTTTGCAGCTACGGTTAATCCACTTGCGTAACCCATTCTAGTTAAATGTCTAGTTGCTGTTTCCCTGCTTCTTTGCACTGAGGCAGCATTTGTATTCCATTCTCTAGACGCTTTTGTCAAACTAATATTATTTTGTCTTGCATAATTTTTAATCGCTTGACCTTGATAAGCAGCAAGAGCTTCAGAGTTTGAACTGTATTTTCTTCCTGCAGTATATTCAGTAGAAAAATAATTATTTAAATCTGACATTCTTCTTAGTCTATCTCCATAAGCTTTAGCTTCTGCAAATCTTGACATTACTCTTCCCCTGCTTCTTCCAATAAGACCGCCAAGAGCAAAAGAAAGTCCATAGTTTCCATAAATTGATTCAAAAGCTTCACCTAATTCTTCGCCAGTGTCTTCAGCTATAATATCAATTGCATCAAACTTATCTTCTCTTATATTAGATTCCAAATAACGTACATAATCTGGAGGATTGAAATCTTTTCCTCTAGATTTACAATAATTAATTGATTTTGTTACAAATTCGTCTCTTAAAATTATTTCTTGCCCAGGATTTGCAGCCAAGTCTACTTTGCTTCTAATAATTTCATCAAAAAGTTTTTCCCAAGCAGCGTCATCAAATCCAAATGCTTTGGTTAAAGCAAAATCTTCAGCAGCTTCTTCAAGACCATATCTAGCAAAAGAGCTACCTAATCCTTCTGGCATTCCTCCGCCACCACGTCGAACTCTTGAAAGACTAGTTGTATTGCTTCTTCTTGCAGCACCAAATGCAAATCTAGCAAATCTAATTGACATTAAATTGCGCCCTCAATTAAAAAAGCTCTATATTTATAGCCTTCTACTAATCCGACTGGACTTGTTATTGGCATTGTCTGATCTATTTCCCAAACTCCATCTTCATATATTGGATTACCATTTTTGTCACGGACATTTGCAAGCCGTCCAGCAAACTGTAATTTTTGTTTTGTCATTAATATTAAATTACCAATAAAGCTTGTACTTACTGTTATCTTAATTTCAAGAGGAACTGTTGAGTATCTTCTTTCAGTTACAGTACCATCTGCAGAAGTTATTTCAACATATCCATAATAATCTGCAGAATATTTGTATGCCTTATATGCGTTAAATAACATTACACATTTCTCCATTTAGTAATTTTTGGAAACTGGAAAATTTTACCAGTCTGATAGCTGCGTGATCTATTGAAAGATAATCCAGCTGACGCCATGACTGCAAGTGGTGCGATAAATGGCGACAACATTCTTGTATCAAAATTGACCAAGGCATCTGTTTGTCCCTGGCTTGTCAGAGCAGCTTGTTTGAAGACCATATCCTCATTTTCAATCATGTATGCTGTCTGATAAGCTACCATCTTATCTAGCAATAGTAAGTCAGCAGGATTTTCTATTTCTATTTCATCCTTGCCAATAAATATTTCTATGATGGCTTGAGCCCTTTTAATTAATTCAAGAGTAGATTCATAGCCAGTGTATTCTCTTACGCTGTTAACGGTTGATAACATTTCTTACCCTTCCCAATTCTCTAACACGCAAAGTGTGTGTAGTTGTATAGTCCTTCTTGCCCGTCCCACTTAATTCTAACTGAAACACATAGTCTCCAGGAAATTCAAATAGACTGCGGGTTGTTGGCCATTTAAATGTGAATTTTCCGATATCAGCATTTAATGTATTTAATTCAGATCCTGTTAGATCTATTTCTTCATTATAGCTGCCCAACATCTTAACTGTAAAGGTAGTGTATCCAGAAAGATCCATATCGTTTCCGTCCTGGTCTTTTACCTGTATAGAAAGAGGTCTGGCAGGTATTTGGTCTTTCCAGTATTGACTAATCATTTGATTATGTCCTCCCTTAAGTATAGTATTGGATCAACATGATTTATGTAGACCACAATTTCATCTTCTTCTATTCCAGCAATTCTTGGCTGTCTAATCAGAGCTGATGCTATGAATGGTTCAGCCACAATGTTCTTTACAAAGTCTCCAAATTTAGCAGTTGCTGTCAAAGGCAATGTGGTGTTGGAAACATCAGCCAAGGCATATCCTGGCGCATGTATTATTGTAGCATTGGCCAACATAGCTGAAGCGGATACAGATCTATCCTTATCTGCAACTACTATAGGCATTATCATTTCTGATTTAGCTATAGTCATAGCCTGCACACGATTTACTAAGCCATCATCCAATATTTTTTCAGATAACCATCTAAATCCACGAGTAAGCATTGACCAAACATCAACAATTACTCTTGGATGTTGATAAGCATATGTAAATGTAAACCAAGGTAATTCGGTTCTTACTGTTGCAGCACCAACTTGTCCTGAAGATTTAACTCTATTAACTCTTGCAGTTCTAATTGTACGTATTTTGGCGGCATATTTAACTTCGTTAGTAGATTGTAGATCTCTTGACCCACCACCACTAGGAGTAGGAGTTCTACCACCAGTTAAATCACCTATAAAATCTTTTTGAACTAATATATTAATGCCATTTGAATCCCAATATTTTAACTTATTAATTTCATCTATTTCGTTTTGAGATGCACCAGCTGCAATAGCTGCTTCAAGTCTACGATCTAAATTATCATCAGAAGCTAAAAGTTCATTTTTCTTTTGTTCTGTTATCTGTTGTTCTTCAAATGCTAAATTAATCCATTTATCTTGTATTAACTCTACGGCTAATTCTTCTCTAGCTGAAAATATAGGACGGCGACCTACAGAAACGCTTCCTGATATTTCAGAAACGCTTCCTTGTAATCTTTCTGTGAAGTTTACAAATATTTTTCCGCCAGTTGCCTTGCCATTTAATATTGTACCTGGCTCAACAGCTATACAAGTTGCATAATTCTTATATGGATTATTTGTTTCAGTATTTCCAGTTTTGATGGTATTTGCAAAAGCAGTAATAATTTTACCAGCTTTAACATTTTCAAATGGAGCTGCTTCATAAACAGTTCTTTGTAATGTTGCACTAGCATTTACAAAAGTATCTCCGACCTCTAATCCATTAGGCTTATGCAAAATAGATAAATAAGGTCTATTTGTGCCTCCAAAATCTAAGGCATCATCATTTTCAAAGTACATCCAGTCTCTCCAGATATATGTATTATCATCTGTTAATCCTGGTAAAGTATTAACTACTCTAAATCTATTATTTCTATGTGTATCAATATATTTTCCAGTTGATGCTACAGAACCAGTTGGAAGTAAAGAAGTTACATATGAGCTAGTAGGCGAAAATTGTCCTTCAGCTAGATCTGAAACTAATTCTACACGGTCTACAATGCCCAAATCCAGGGCTAACTTAGAGTTAGTGATATAAAGTGATAGGCCCTGATCTACAGCGGCTCTAAGAGACGTTAGGAAATTCTGATATAGGTCTGCTTCTTTGACACCAAAATATGTATCTGAGAATTCCTGACGGACATATTCATCTAATTCCTCAGTCTGTTCTGGGAAATTACGGAAGAATATAGCATCAAATTGAGATAGATCTATGTCATTTACAAGATCTAAATATCTAGGAGCGCCTGTAATTTGGTCTCTATATCCATAGCCTCCCCAAACTTCAGGCTTAATCATTGGACTTATTCTAGTTCCAATTACATCAACTGGGAATAAATCCCATCCAAAATATTGACTAACTGGCTCATTTGTCATGATGGTATCAAATGTAGGTTCATCTAAAATACCAAATTTTCCATTATCAGTAGCAGTTTGTCCAGTTGGTCCAAATGTTGATTCTACTGGCCAGAAGTAAAGCATCAAAGCACGAGCACGGTTTCCAGCTGCTTTATTATTTGCTGTCATTGTGACAGTAGCTGTCATTGGCTCAGCCTTAATTGGCTCCCACTTGCCGTATGCTGTGTAATTTAAATTAATATCTCTCTGCTCAAGGAATCTTCCTGGATAGAAATTCCATGCAGATGTTTCAAAGTCTGAATATAGCAATGGATCATTGCTGTTAAATCCTAGGATATATGGACGTATTTCATTAGTTCCATTAGATCCAGCAAATGATGCGTATCCGCTGCCACCTAGTTCATTTAGAACACCAATCTGGCGGTCAAGAACACCGTCTACCCAAATCTGAGTACGGCCATCTGTCCATCCATATTGAATTACAACATGGTGCCAATTTCCATCAGCAATATTGTTACGTCCCTGGAAATATCCAAATGCATTTGTCGCAGTTAAATTCTTAG